GATTAAACTGTGCATCTCAAAGATACCTTTTTTACGGAGAAACGCAATATCTTTTTTTCAAATACGTGAATTAAAATGGCAATTCATCTTCCTTAAACTCAACCTTTGTGATTTCACTGTCAGGAAATAACTTCTTAATATTCGACACACTATCAACTTTTAGTTCAAATAACCTAACCATTCGGGCTATCTCCACAAGCGAATAAATATTCATGCCTGCGTCTTTTACCATTGAGGCATCGGCACTATCTTTAACAATCGCAAACTCACACGCCTCATGTTTTCCTTCTGCGCCTACAGAGGCAACCCAGACATCAGGTGGGAAAGCTTTATGCCCTGCTTGCGTAGCTTCCTTCTCAAGTGCCTGCCAACCACGGATCATAATATTTACACGCTTAATCACATCGGTAGGATTGTTGTACGCTATCGCGGCATCGAGCTTTGCTTTAGCTGTTTTGAATTTAGAGGCAGTTTCAGGGCTAACCAGTGCGATTAGTCTATCCCTGCCCCATTTCACCTCTAAACTGCTTGCCACCTCGTCAAGTGGTCTTAAAGCCCCGTCTATGGCATCATATTCCCACTTGTTACGAGGTATGTAGGGTTCGTGCTTGCCGAACCCCTCTAAGTCATCTCTGGTTTTTGTGCGTTTAGTTTTCATCACATACCAACTTTTGAAATTCCGCGTATAATTTACGCCCATCTATTTTTGCGGAAGGTACGTCAAGGTTTCTTCTTTTAGCATCTTCTACTAATTCATCTGATGAAATCCAACCTAAACATATATATAATATACATATCTCTTCCTCACTAAGTTCCAACGTACATGCTTTTACAACTTTCTTTTCTATAACTCTCATAACACACCCCCACCTAAAGCCATAATGATAACGAGAAACAGAAAGAACCCCGCCACCGCTATCGATCCGAATATAAATTCTAATAGCGTCCCTGTATACGCCTCTTTGATTTTTTTAAACATCTTAATGCACCGCTCCTTCTAGTTCACTTGCTTGTTTTAAAATATGATCTGCTACTGAGATTATGTTTACTGATCCAAACTCCCTGATGTACAAATCTTTAAGCTCTGTGAAGATGTCCGTGCCACCTTCCTGACTGGCAGTGATGTCATCTAACACCACATCACCATATTCACTTTTGTAGTGGCACTCAATCTTGAGTATGATGTCTTGTGCCAAAATATAATCGAATGTTACTTGCATGTGTTTTTCTCCTTGTTAATTTCAATGTATAAACCAATATAAAGGACACTTTTTAATAATGCAAGCACTTTTTTAAAATATATTTAAGTACCCCCTTATCTATACTTTCTCACCTCATTCACCTTACACTTACCCGTCTTCCCCCCCTTCCTATATAGGGGGGGGGGAAGAAAGGTATAGTGTGTACCGATTACCTTTCTTACCTCTAAAATATTACCTTTCTTCCCTTTCTGCCTATGCTAAGTCATTGAAATCATTGAAGGTGGCTAAGAAAGGTAAGAAGTGCCTTTTGCCTTAAAAATCGCTATAATTACTTTATATTTCATTATAGGGTTCCCCTTCTTATATGTCTTTATATTAATTTACACTACCTCTTTGCACTAACTTATTGATAATATTAATATAATTGCGTTTTTCCAGTCTTGTCACAAAGTTATACCATTTTTTTGCATCTTCTAGCTTCGGGATGCTATTTACAACACTATCTCGCCAGTAATCTTGTGGCACTCCATAGTTGCCACGGAAGTCTTTTTCGATCACATTTTCATTTTCTAACATACTATCCAAGACGTCCAATGCTAGTTTTTGGTCTTGCGAAACGCTCTCTTTTTTCTTCGGTTCGTCACTTGGGTCGAGCACCAATGACGTTCTTTCCACACCAAAATTACTCTCTAGCCACGACACCTCACGCGCCTCCATCCAGAGCGGATCGGCTTCCTCAGTGTCTTTTTGTTTCTTCACAGAGAGACAAACATTCATCGTATCTCCATTACGTTTTATTTCAAATTCACTATCTACCGCACCTCTCAATGCTGATGAACCACGCATACCTCTGTCGCTGTCCTTACCGCTATGATGGACTGCTAGTGTGGCGCATCCGTAATGCTGTTTAAGTATATCCATATTGCGTACAAAGATACCCATATCTGTTGCGCTGTTTTCATCCTTGCCTGTGAATGATCTGGCTAATGTATCGACAATAATAAGTTTTGGTTTTTCGTCACCAAGCCTGTCATCTAATGATGTTATAATTTCGTGCATATCTGATGTTTCTGTCATCTCATCTGCGAGACTTAGTGGTGTTACAGCACAGGTTATCTTTGCGTCCTTTAGTAATAAGCCATTATCATTATGCCAAGCGTCCATACGTTGCACTAATCCCGCTTGACCTTCCATTGCCATGTAAATCACTCTGCCTTGCTCTACGGCTCTGCCATTCCAATCGACACCGTGTGCAATACATAAAGCCCAATCTAACGCTAAGAATGATTTATAGGACGCAGGCGCGCCAAACAGTACCGCAAACGAGCTTGTCAACACATAAGGGGGTATAAGGAAGCTAGGCGGTGGCATTTGCTTTAATTCTAACGGGTCATACCAAGTCACCCTCTGCCTTGTCGCTATTTCGTTTTCATCCACATACTCAGGCATCGGCACTTCTGGCTCTGGATCGTCAAACTCGCCACGTTCCTCTATCGGTTGCCCACCAAGTTTACGCAGTGTCGAGCGCACCTTTTTCATAAACATTGTGATGCCTCTATCCTCGTTTTCTAGGTCACCAGTGCGCGATTTAACTTTTAAGGCGTATTGTGTCCAAACATTCGTTACCATCCATTCCTCGGTGGGATTACGCCCGTTATCACGCCTAAAATTCATAACATTTGCGTATATTAGATCAGACATATACTTCTCGCGTCCGTCTGTGATGCTACCAAAAGCGTCTGTTGTTTTGGCTGTGTTGTTTGGTGCTGTGCTGTCTATATTTGCGCCAATGAGAAAATCTGGAAAGTCAAGTAAATCTTCGTCATTTAAAAACGTGTAGCCTTCACTTGGCGGCATAATCACATAACCACCCTCACCGCGTATGTCGATACACTTGGCGATCCCTGCGCGGTTAGTGATACCTTCCTGATGCTTGTAATAGTAATGCCAACCGCCTGACTGCGTTCGGACGATGCGCGTTAAGCCGAGGCTCTTCTGGTTTGCGTAAACCCATTCCTTGCCTTGCTTGCCATCCCTAACATCAACATCAACAACAGATATGCCACTAGCACTTCCTGTCGGTACACCGATCAAAGTGGCACTTGGTGCTGCATTAAATAATTTAGTGATTTCATCTGGGTCTTGCGTTGCCGCCTTGAACCCACCTTCGCACGTTGGCTGCTTCTTTGCGTTACATGGGAACACAGGGTATTGATCTGCCAATTCAAGTGCGAGTGATAATAAGTCGTGTTTAGTCAATTTGGTTTTCTCCTATTTATAATAATTCTTCTTGTATAGCCTTCTTCGGTGCTTCAACGAACAAATCTGGTTGCTCGTAAGATTTTTTAATGCGCTCACAAGATATATTAAAATAATCTTCGTCTAATTCTATGCCTATAAATTTACGCCCTAGCTTAGCACATGCTACGCCTGTTGTTCCGCTTCCCATGAATGGGTCTAAAATTATATCATCTTCGAATGAAAAATCATTCAGTAACTCTATCATGAGTGATATTGGTTTCTCCGTGGGATGCCTACCATCACGCAATTTTGAATTTGTGTTATGTGTATAAACCCCACGCTTGCCACCCGAATACCACTTTGCAACACCCTTACCATTCCATGAACAAACAAAGCACTCTGCTCCTTGAGCCGGCCCTTGACCGTTCAACTGAGGAGTGCAATCTGGCTTAACCCAAAAACATGCTCGTTTGTATTTGATTTTTGATGAATTTATAACATCAGCCCACCTTGCTACACCCTCAACTGTGCAAAAAACTATAAACCAACCAATACAAACACTTTCCACGATTGTGACGACATCATTTCTAATGGCGTCAATGGATGTAAAATCTAAACCTTTTAGTTCTGGGCCTGAATCAGTGCGGAGACTCCGCACTAAAGAATTTTTTGATTTATGTAATGTTTCTTCATAAGGCGGATCTGAAATAATATGGTTAACCTTATCTAAAGTAGGCATCACTTCTAAGCAATCACCAAGATAAAGTGTACAGTCACCTATTTGTACTTTTCGTTTATAAGTCATTTCACAGCACTCCATATAAATCTAATGAGATTGCAATTAATACTATTGCTGTGAATATAATCGCGCTTAATACGATGATTGGATCGTTCATTTTAGTCATCTCCTTTGTTTCATTCCCCTTTTAAGTAGTGCCGCGTGGTGGGGAGGAGAAAAAACACCACCACGCGGCTAGATAACACTATCGATTAAAATTCATCATCAATAGCATCGTCTGAAGGTGCGGCAGCGGAAGGGGATGCCGCGCTTGCACCTTGTTCTAGTTCAGCAGGACGATCCACCCACTTGACAATCTTTAGTGTCGGGATGCGGGTATTGCCCTTACCGATTTTAGTTGGCACTGATCCAGAGTATTCGACTACAGGTACTTTCCCTTGGTTGTCTGCAATCTCTTTCTCGTACTGAGCGTATAACGCTTGGATACCCATCTGTGGGCCTGTACCTGTTGTGGCAAACTCGCGCACTGGCTCATCGCCAAAGGTAGCCTTAGAGAACATGCTAACCTTAAAGCCACGCTTGTAGCCATCTTCAGCAGGTTTTGGTGCAGGTGTGGATAAATCGTGATCCATTACCCACTCAGGCGCGACACCTGCCTCGAACTTACCCCAACCTGTGGTGATATTGTCGAGGTCAAAGATACATTGCTTTAACTCGATTTCGTCACCATCGAGCATCCACGCACCTATTGATGGCATGAAACGAATGTATGCGCCTGAACCGCCGCCTGTATTGAAATTTAACATTTTGTTTTTCCTTTCGGGAATTTTAAGTTTTAAGTTTAAAGTTTAAAGTTTAAAGTGAAGCTATTTAGTAGCCCCATACCTTTCGAGCTTCAGCGAGAGTTACGGGATCGTTCCAATAAAAGCTACTGGAATAATCTGGTGAAAAGAGAGTAGCAATATCTTTTGGATCGTCAAAGATGTCAAGCATTTTTTCTGCTGACTGTGCGGCTCTCGTAATTTGCACAATTAATTCGTCTGCCAATTCGTGTGTCATTTCGTATGTCGCAGACTTCTTAGGTGACACATAAGTAATAAGAATTTGATGGTCTGGTTTCATCTTCTGGTACAGTGCCATCTGCCTTGCATGGCTGTCACTCATTTGAGACGGGACGCGATGCGTTGTTTTAAGGTCAACACATAGCGGCTTGCCATCATACATATCAGCCATAGGCGGGAAGTTATAATCGTCATATCCAATAAATGGATCGATCACGCCCTCAAGCTTTAACTCTAACGCATTTTGAGTAGATGTCGGGAAGCCGAATGGCTCAAAGGCATTAATAGTCTGCTCAATGAAACCTCTAAGGCTGTCACACTCCTTGTCACGCTTTGCCTCGTCCAAACCTTGCAGGGCAGTATTCTTATTGAAATACCTTGTCGCCTCTGCCACGGCACTGTCTAAATCGCCAAACTCAGACTTGATGTAATGGTTATAGCCAACCTCTGTCGCCAACCCACGGGTCATGGCAGGGCTTCCAGAGCCATAGCAACCGTAGATGTATGAGAGTACCCAACTTGCAGGTTGAGCCATCAGCTTATTAATGCTACTGGCTGACCATGCCTTCTTGCCTATTTTTGATAGTGGTGTTGTCATGTTATTGCTCTCCTTTTTGCTTTTCTAAATCAGCTAATCGTTTCATTTCTTTTAATGCGCCTTCGTTTGTGTCGTAGAAATTGAGCGCATAAGGAGTGTTAGGATCTGATTTTCTGTAAATTTGATAAGCCGCTGCGGCTGTGCCGATTTCATCCTCTAGTTTTTTACCCTCTTTTCCCGCAAGGGTAGTTACCCATCCCGCTCTACAATGAGTTGTTTCGCATGTATGCCAACTTCCCATATTAAGAGCTTTATCTTTACTTGCCGCCTCATATACCTTTTGATGTATATTTTCGATAATAGGAATCTTAAGGTCTGCGCCTTTAAGGCCTGAGACTTCAAGGTATGCGCCTTCAAGGTTTGCGCCTCTAAGGTCTGCGCCTCTAAGGTCTGCGCCTCCAAGGTTTGCGCCTCCAAGGTCTGCGCCTCTAAGGTCTGCGCCTCTAAGGTCTGCGCCTCCAAGGTTTGCGCCTCTAAGGTATGCGCCTGTAAGGTCTGCGCCTGTAAGGTCTGCGCCTGTAAGGTTTGCGCCTTCTCTAAAGGCTTGTTTTACAGCCTCACCCAACCTAAGAGCTGCGTTCTTTAATTTTTTACCATCAAACTCAAAAGTGAATTGAGTTTCATTTGTAAATCTGTTTTTAATTTCTAGTTTCATTTTAGTATCTCCTTTTTAAAAATGTATCCTTAATATAATCAGATATAATTAGATGTCAAGATTATTATTTCCAATTAGGTACTATATCTATCATTTCTTTTGCAAGTTTTTTATATTTAGGGGCATCAATAACAATTAGCTCTATATCAGGGTGGTATTTTGCCATACGTTTTATCTTTGTTTTACTTCGTGCATCCATCCAACCTTTTATTTCGTGGAAAACTATATCATCGTTGTTATTTACAATTCTAAAATCTGGTATGTAAGATCGAACACCTCTTTTAATACCTTCAAACCAAAAAGTTTCAGGTTCATGTTCCCATTCTTTTATTTCACCTTTTTTCTTTAACCATTCTAGGTAGTGAGCGTAATTAACTTCCCATGAACTTCTGTAATAGTTTTTCTTCCCCCCGATTGTTTCCCATGATTGTTTCCATACAGTCTTCTTCTTTATTCTGGTAATTTTATTTCTCCTGTATAAATAAATGATTTGACATATAAAGTAGAATGTGCATTATACAGAAATAGAGGTAAAAAACAAGGGTACAAAGCTTCCCGATGTTTTTACCCCTATTTAACGTATTGATAAAAAAGGACTATATCTATGAACGAGACAGAATTAACACCCCAACAACTAGCAGACCGATGGAAGATCACCCGCGTCTGGCTATATAATTTAAAGCGTGATAAGCGTGTGCCAAAGTACCGCCAGAAGGGTACAGGTAAACGTGCGCGGATCACATTTCCGCTTGAGGAAGTGATTAAATTTGAAAAGGAACACTTTGATTTAAGGGGATAGAGGGTTATGGGCGAAGTAATTGAATTTATGTCGAGAGCCGAAATGGAGAAGTTAGCCCTGCAAGTGGAAAGAGAGATAGCTCGCCTAGAAGCAGAGAGAATAATGGAAGATATAAAAGAATTTTTAAAGGAGAAGCATGATGTACACGACTAATTTTATAAGAATAACAGAAAAAGGTGCTGCTAGTCTGCACGATGAATACCCACTAACCCAAAGTCATGATGTAGTGATACGTTTTCAAAGAGGTAGTGATGGTAAACCTATGAACGCCCAAGTAATACCGCAGGGTAAGAAGCGTACTGAGCCAGTATTTACATTACGCGCCAATGATAAGATGGCGGCATCGTTTGTACAGTTATGGGCTGATATAGCAGAGGTTCATGGTGGGGATCCTGAAAAGGTAATTAGTGCTAAGTCTAAAGCTGAGGCTATGAGGCGGTGGCAGGAGGAACATTCGTGAGAAAACTCCGAATACCAACGGCAGGTGTCTTTCAGCCCTTATTGGATAGGCATCGTTACTTGGCGACTAAAGGCGGCAGAGGTAGCGGGAAATCCCATTTTTTTGCAGGATTAATGATCGAGAGAGCCTTGAGTGAACCCGCCTTTAGAGGTGTATGTATTCGTGAAATACAAAAATCCCTGAAGCAATCTGCCAAGAAATTAATAGAGGATAAGTTACAGGAATTTGACTTAGGAGAGCAGCAAGGTTTTAAGGTTTTTCGAGAAGTTATAGAAACACCTTATGACGGACTTATAACATTTACTGGAATGCAAGACCATACAGCGGACAGCGTCAAGAGCCTTGAAGGAATAGACGTTGCTTGGACAGAGGAGGCGCAAAGCCTTTCTGACCGTTCTATGACGTTGCTGCGACCTACAATCCGTAAGGAAGGTTCGGAGTTGTGGTTTGGTTGGAACCCTATGCGTCCCACTGACCCTGTAGATATGATGTTTAACGGTGATAACTTGCCAACCGATAGTGCGGTAGTTACAGCTAATTGGAGTGACAACCCTTGGTTTCCGAAAGTGCTTAATCAGGAACGTCTTGACTGCCTTAATAATACACCTGAACGCTACGACCATATATGGGAAGGCGGTTACGCCACAGTGTTGGATGGCGCATACTTTGCCAAACATTTAGTACAGGCACAGTTAGAGAAGCGTATTGGCTTTTTTGCACCTGACCCACTAATGAAGCAATACGCTGTTTTCGATATTGGTGGTACGTCTGGAAGGTCTGATGCCACAGCTATAACTATTGTGCAGTATATCGGCACTGAGGTGCGTACTCTTAACTATTATGAGAGTGTTGGGCAACCTTTTGAGACACACGTTAATTGGCTACGCTTTAACGGCTACGAGAAAGCTGTTTGTGTATTGCCTCATGACGGACGTAAGCATGACATGGTTTATGATGTGACACCTGAGAGTTATTTGCGTAACGCAGGGTTTCATGTTGAGGTTGTTAAGAACCAAGGCAAGGGTGCTGCGATGCAACGTATTGAGGCGGTACGTCTTATGTTCCCACATTGCCGTTTCAATGAGGAGACTACAGGCGGCTTGAGAGAGGCACTTGGTTGGTATCATGAGAAGCGTGACGAAAATAGAGGTATTGGGTTGGGTCCATGCCATGACTTCAGCTCGCATGCCGCCGATAGTTTTGGGTTGGTTGCGATATACCGTAATGTAATTCTTGCCAAAAATAAGTGGAAAGGTGGCGCACTTAAAAGAAATTTAAAGGGTGTTTACTGAGATGGTTAAGATTTGTGGGTTAAATAGTAAAGGTGAGCAGACAGATATTTACTACGGTATGTCTGATGAAAGCTTACCAGAGTTAGTTAAATTTTTATTAAATGAAGATGACATCGAATTGGTGTCCATAGAAAGAGAGAAAGAAGATGAATAAATTAAGTTGGTTTTTATACGCGGTTGATGTTGTTGGAAGTCTAAGAGAATTGTTAGTTGCCGCATTTATCATAGTTTTTATTGGTATATTATTGACACTTGTTTTTGGTCATATGGTTATAGATACAAGTCAATATGGAGATGAAAAAAAAGCCTCCCACAAGAAACTAAATGAAGCTTTAATCAAAGCAATTGTGGTAGCAATGCTAATTTCCTTTTTTACAGTATTTATTCCCTCACAAAAAACAATGTATCTCATACTCGGCTCAGAAGTTGGAGAAAGCGTTGTTATGTCTGAAACAGGGCAGCGCGTACAAGACGCTATCAATAAAAGATTAGATGAATATTTAAGTGAGGAAAGTCAATGAACGTAACACTTAAAAAAGATGCCTTCCTGATGGTTGTCCATTACGGAGGTCAAACATATTTCAGACACGCACCACGCGGCAAGGATGAGATTATACAAGACACGCCATTGACTGATAAGGAGTGTGTCAGGTTAGCTAAAGACCTGTTAAATCATGTCGGGTTAAGTAAGCCGCAGACAGATGACGATCCTGTAGGCTACACCAAGAACGGTGAGCCGTTGTTTATGTCGGACTTAAAAGACATAGGAGAATTTTAATGACTACGAAAAAAGAAATAACGAGACAGCTTGATATGAAACTGGCTGAGACAAGAAGAGAAATGAGAGAGAATAAATTTAGAGGTAGAGAAAAGAACACAGGCGAATGGCTTTATGGTGATTTTTTAACAATATCAAATCGCTTCGGGCCACAACCTTGCATTTATATTGATAGTGATGATCTAACAACTTCTGTATCAGACGATTTACACGAAATTGATGTACGCACTCTTGGGCAATACACTGGCCTGAAAGACAAGAACGGCACAGAAATTTATGAGGGTGATATTCTGGGATGGTATGATGCTCGAATGGTTGTTGTTTTTCATGATGGTTCATTTAGAACAAGTATGGGAAAGAGCAATCAATCGGATGCAGGTTTGGTATTCGATAGAGCTAGAAGAATGTTGATCCGTGGGAACATTCACGAAAACAAGGAATTATTAAATGACTAAAAAAGTTACAAAAACAATCGGTAAAACGGAACGTGATTATACAGGTGTTGAGCTTTATTGTGATAATGAAATTCACAGAGTTAATACATTTGAACAAGCCGTTGCGATGATGTCGAAAGACTTAACTAAAGGGCATTTATCATGAATAAAGGATTTCTACCTGCTATACGTGAAAGGTTTCGTGATAAAGATCGTAGTGTTGAAGAATTACTTTTAGAATTAAAACGCTACGGATATCCAAATCTTTATTGTATGAAAAGTGGACTATGGTGGTGCACCATAGATATGCGGGTCGGGGTTGAGGGTGCTGATTTTAAAATTAAATCTAAAAGTAAACATAGTGATATGAAAGAGGCTGTTTTAGAATGTCATGACCGCGTTCTTGTAGCACTTGAAACTATAGAGGAAGGAATTATTAAATGACTGATAAACTTAAACCCTGCCCGTTCTGTGGTGGTGAGCCAGAATTAAAGCAAGACTTTGACGATAAACAAATTTCTGTTTGTTGTGACAATGAAACATGTGTAACTATTTGCGAGACATTTTGGCACGATACCAGAGAAGAAGCTATCAAAGCATGGAACACCCGCGCAGACGATTGGCAGCCGATTAACGAAGAAGCAAAAAAAGAATTGCGTTTAGTGCGAACAAAATCAGGGAAAATGCACACCGCATACTGGGACATTTACGAAGGTGGAACATGGTGGATTGCAGGAACAACACTAAGCATTAACCCTACCCACTGGAAGCCTCTACCCGAACCACCAACAGGAGAAGAATGATGACTGATACACATTGCGCGAGCGTCTTACTACAAGTCTACGTTGAGATAGATTTTGAAGATAATGGAGAGGGTGATCTGAAAGAACAAGCCATTGAAGTGGCGAAAGAAAAGGTTGGGCTAGACTTTGCAGAAGGTGTTGAATCGATGGTGGATAGGTTGGAGAAATTGTAATGCCAGTAAGTGATAAGATAAAGCGCATATATAGATTATACCGATACGCTCATATAGTTCTTCAAAGATTTCATCACATTCTAGAGAACGAAACACCCGAAGGTGTCATATCCCTTGAGCAAGAAATCCGCTTTAGCAGAGGGCGGCAGCTTCTTCACTTTATAAAGACGGGCGAACAACCTACCGTTAGTCAAGTTGAAGGAGAAGAATGATGGACGCTAAAATTATTCACTATGATATGGATGCTGCGAGGGAAGCGCAGCACGACAAACTCAAAGCAGAAAACAAGCGACTGAAAGAGGCGTTGGAATGGCAACCGATTGAAACAGCACCGAAGGATGGAACAGATATTTTAGTAGCTGACCCTACTCAGGAGTTTTCACAAGATAGAGTGGAAAGAGCAAGATATTGGGAAGGCAAATGGTGTGTTGTGAACGCTTATTATTTTTTAACTGATTTGAGTAAAATTGAAGAAATATCAAAAGAGCAAAAGTTAGATGATATGCCTTTGTATATAATTAGCCCAACTCACTGGATGCCCTTGCCAGAACCACCAAAGGAGAATGAATGATGGCTGAAAATAAACTAACATGCCCCAACTGTGGTGAACAACAAATGGTTAAGAATGGTTTTACTACCAATATAGGTGCGCGAAAGCAAAGATATTTATGCAAGGTATGTACTAAAGACACCACCACACCACGCGAGCCAGAGGAGGAGGTGCCGATGAGAACGTCTGTGCCGAAGGTGAGTCGATATATCGTCACCACGGCTCAGAACGCCACACCGATACATAAAGACTTCTGGGCAGCACTACAGAACTGTGCGGAGCATTATAAAGCGGAATTAATCGTTATCCCTAGTCGGTATAAGAACCCCACAAGTAAGTGGACGGAAGTGAATGAGAGTAACGAGTGGTGGGTCAGTGAAGTTATGCCCTACCTAGTTAAAGGTAACATCACATTGCACCAAGCCTTAATGATCGTGAATACCAAAGTGCAGTTCACAGCGGCTAACCCACTGACGAGTATGGAAACTTTAACAGGCGACAAGTCTGGCATTGTCGGACACCCACGGATCGCCTTAAAGTCTGTCGCCACACCGCAGCACACTCACCCAAAAATGATGTATACGACAGGCGTTTGTACTGTGCCAAACTATACGGACACCAAGGCGGGTCACATTGGTAAGTTTCATCACTCATACGGTGCTTTAATTGTCGAGTGTGCAGATGATCGCTTTCATGTTAGGCAATTAGCCGCCATGCAAAATGGGTCATTTTGCGACTTGGGTAAAGAGTTTACGAAGGATGAAGTGCGCGATGCCAAACGCCCGCTAGGCTTGACAATGGGCGACACGCATTGGGTTAAGATTGATCCAGACGTGTACCAAGCGACCTTTAAAAGTATGATACCAGAGTTAAGACCGCACCATTTGATTTGGCATGACTTGTTGGATCAGTATGCTCGTAATCACCACCATAAAAATAATTGGATGGTTGACTATAAGAAACATATTAATAATGAAGATTGTATGCGTACTGAGGTTGAGAAAACACTCTGGGGATTAATAGACAATACACCAGATGATTGCCTGTCCGTAGTTGTCAGTTCTAACCATGACCGCGCACTTAATCGGTGGCTTATGGAAGCAGACTTTAAGAAAGATCCTAAGAACGCTGAGTTTTATATTGAGATGGTACACAACATGATTACCACTGATGTCATGGCTGATCCGTTTATAGAGTACGGACGGCAGTATGTTTCATTGTGGGGCAAAGAAAACATCAAATTCCTAGACGGTGACGAGAGTTTTATGTTAAATGGTGTTGAGCATTGCTTACATGGAGACATTGGCACTAACGGCTCAAGGGGAACGACCAAGAACTTGTCAAGGATTGGTGTTAAAGTAACAAAGGCGCATAACCATACAGCCGAGATTATTGATGGTTGTTACAGTGTGGGCAAGTCCACAGGCAAATTGGAATACGAGGCAGGGCCATCTAGCCACAGCAATACTCACTGCTTGCAATACTATAATGGTAAGCGTGCTTTGATTACAATTATTAACGGGAAGTGGAAGATTTAAAAAAATAAATTATTTTCTTGCAATGTGTAATTTACTTCTTTATAACTATTTATACATTGAAATTAACAAGGAGAAAACGAAATGAAAAAAATCACAGCATATAAAGCATTTAATAAAGATATGAAATGTCGCGGATTTCAGTATGAAGTCGGCAAAACATATAAACATGACGGTGAGGTAAGTTTGTGTAATAGCGGGTTTCACGCCTGTACCAAGCCTTTAGATATCTTAAATCATTATGACTTAATTGATAGTAAATTTGCAATTGTCGAAGTTATTAAGCCTAAAAAGAAAAAAGGCGGTGACACAAAAATAGCAACCGCAGAGATTACGATTAAAGCAGAATTAACACTACCTGATTTTATAAAAAACAGTGTTGATTATTTAATTAACGCAACAAAATCTAAAGCATCAAGTGGTGACTACACAAAGCAAGCATCAAGTGGTTACAGAGCACAGCAAGCATCAAGTGGTTACGGCGCAAAGCAAGCGTCAAGTGGTGACTACGCACAGCAAGCATCAAGTGGTGACGACGCAAAACAAGCATCAAGTGGTTACGGCGCAAAGCAAGCGTCAAGTGGTGACGGCGCACAGCAAGCATCAAGTGGTGACTACACAAAGCAAGCATCAAGTGGTGACTACACAAAGCAAGCGTCAAGTGGTGACTACGCACAGCAAGCATCAAGTGGTGACTACACAAAGCAAGCATCAAGTGGTTACGGCGCACAGCATACTTGCGAAGGTGAAAAATCAGTAATAGCAAGCTCTGGTCGTCACTCACAAGTTAAAGGCGTTAAAGGTACATGGATTTCACTAGCAGAATATAAATACGGTGAGTGCGTTGGTTTCGCGACTGGCTGTATTGGAAAGAAGGGGCTTAAGCCAGATACTTGGTATAAAGCTCAAGATGGCAAGTTAGTGGAAGTAAAATAATGACTTTAACAAGAAAAGAAATTATATACGCGATGAGCTTAGAGAATATACCATTCTCAACACTCTTCCATGAATTACGCAAATACCAGTACGTTTGCAAGTATGATATTAACTATGTAATAGAGAATGGCTGTGACGATGAGGAACTGGCACTTGACATTGCGTTTATTTTAAGAATGAAAAATAAGTTACCTAAGAATTATAAGCCTAAAACACTTCTGCAAAAACTAGATGAGAAGGCTGAAGCGTTTGGTATTAAATCAAAAGAAAAAAGTTTAAAGAAGAAAACGTCTGAAGTTGACGCGGCACTAGATAATGGACGTAATAAATCTTACATTGGACGGTTGATTGCCTCTTTTGGTAATGCTCATAGACTATCTAAAAAGATTGGATGCACAGCTAGAACTGTGTATGGTTGGTCTAAGCCAAAGAAGGGTGTTGTTTATGTGTCACCACGCTACATTAATGTTTTAGCAGACTTGGTGCCAAATGATAAGCGTGAGGATGTACTTAATACACTTATCGGTATGTTGCCTGATGAGAAACAGGATTTGTATTTTAAAGTTAACCGCGAAGCTATTATTAAGAATAAGAGAGATGAGTACAATGATGAATAAGATATTGTTTATATCTATCTTTATTGGATTAATGAATTACTGTAATATCGTATTTTAAAGAAAAAAGAAGGAGAATGAATGATGCGCTTAACATTTAAACAGGCGGCAATGAACACTGATACTCTTGCGCCAACCGCACCCAATAATCAATCAACGCTTGATCGTTAGCGCGTTTAGCCTGTATATAGCCCGCTACAATTTGAACACATGCTACATTTTGTAATTGGTAATGAAATACAGGCCGCGCACCTTCTACATAACTACCTACACCGAGATAGCTAACGAATAGCGGAACCCACCAATATTTTTTTAATATGTTGAAGTCAATTTTCATGTGCAAAGCTCGTCATACACTATATTGTTATTTACGATCTGGCGAATAGTCGCCTCGGTATCATTTTCTAAATCAGCATAGATCGGATTATACAACACACAGAAATTACTTCTTGCGGGCGTATTTTTCGCGCACCCTGTCACGCAGACCAATATTATTACGAGCGTTTTTGACAGATTCAACATCTTCTACAATCTCCTGTGTTGCTTCATGGATGGCGTCTTTGCGCCCCTGTTTCTTTCCTTGCCAATAAGCAAGAAATACGGCTATCCATTGCTTAGTCGCGTTAAATAGCTCGATAAAAATGGAAAGAATAGGCGAGACAAAGCTCATAGCCTTCCCGCCTATTTTTGAAATGGTTTCCATTACTCTGCTGATTTTTCAGACAGAACAACAGCAGCAACACCCGCAACAGCGATACCTGCGGCAGAGATTGCACCCCACAACTCTTCTGATACACCAGTGATTGCTAATACAAGCGCACCGATACCCGCCCAAGTTGAAGGTTCTTTAAGTCTTGAAATTACTGTATCTAACATTTTATTTCCTTTAGTAGCAAAATCCACCGTACTTTTCATAGCAGTACATAGTGGATGGTTTAATTGTTGAACATGACGTCATTGCCATAATCAACAGGGTTAAAAGTAAGTTACGCATCGCGCATCATTTCAGATATACGTTTTGCACGATTTGGCGTTTGTCGCGCCCACTTTGAATTGAGCATTTCTTTTGATGCTGTTTCAAAATCTTGTTCGTTAATTGCTTTAATTGTTTTTGTAAATTTAGATACGCCGTTATAACCCATTTGAAAGACCATAGAGACTAGGGCAATCTTTTGATTGTCACTTAGCCGCCAAAAACTTCTAACAAGCCCTGACGCGCAATTCTCGGCCTTTCTAATATCGTTTTCGAGTAGATATTCCGCTTCATCACGGGTTATGCCTCTATCTTCTATATTACGCCCGTAACCGATTGTTAATTTTCCCTCAGTACAACGATAAGGCATTAAACGCAACCCCTCATCTTGCATGATAGTGGCTTTATAATCAGTCATATCTAAAAGCGTCCACCCCAAACTCTAAAGGCTGCATTATCTGGATCGGCTAATTCTCTAGCTACCACATCTTTCATACCTTCACTATCTGAGGTTTTTACACCCCACTTCTTAGCCCACATCGCCCATACCTTCATTGGTATAACGCCAACAAGTTTACTCTCACCAAAATCTGTTGCGCCCGCAGATCGTAATTGTGCTGCTTTCTCTAAATCAGCCGTAAAATCGTGCGTCTCTTGGACAATAATCTTGTCATCGTCAAAGTGTACTTTTTCATTAATTTTCATTTGTCACCTTTTTTAGTAAATGGGGGAGAAAGTTGCCTCACTCCCCCACGTTATAGATTATGAAGTTGTGTTATCGAAGATACCACCAGATGCTTTTTCATTACAAGCCTCAAGTGTTAGTTCTGTAACAACTTGACGTTTTTCACTGTCACCTGTCTTAGCAAGCTGACTGTTTTTAGTTGGACGTAGTGTCGCAACTTTCCACATATCATTTTGGCAGATAAAGACATCACGGCTACGGTTTTCACGGGAAGGCTTAAACTCTACAGTACCCCAAGGAGTAACGTAAACTGCAAGTGATTTAACAACCTTCTCGTCACCCGCTTGTACGGCTGAACGCTGATTGTTATTACCTGTGAAACCTAGTGCCACATCCATTTGGAAGGCAGATAGATATACAGTGTCAGGGTTACCACCATTCTCCCAAATTGATTGCATTACGCCATCGAATTTAGTTTGAGAGAAGGCTGTTGGTGTACCGTCATCTGTACGCGCATTAGTACCATCGCCTGTAGGCGCTGCACCACTATTACCGCTTTGGAAATCAGTGTTGGTGATTAACCAAGCGGGCATACCTGCAAGCTCACGCGCTGTAGTAGAGTTACCTGCCACACGTGCGTTATTAGCAAATAGAGCTGCCTCAATGTCAAGTTTTTGCTCTTTAGCTACCTTCATAACTTGATAAGCCATTTCCTTACCACGACCCGCCTTATTAAGACCGTTATCAGTGTCAGGAGTGACAACTGCGTTCTTAAAAATTTGAGTGTAGTTACCAAGGCGTGAAGTCGCTGTACGAGCTTCAGCCGCAGTGTCATCACCCTCAATATGAGCGTTAGTGGCACTTGCGCGTAGTGCGTCTGTTTGCCACTCGTGATAAGTGTTTGTTGCAGATACCTTTTTACATGCACTGTAAAACGGTACTTCTTCTGGTGATATGTCATGAATTATGTCAGAGAGGTCTTCTCTGATACCATTTGCGTCATAACTATCAAATGTATTTGTTGGTTGTGTCATAATTTTATTCCTTTACTGAGCTAACCATTCATTATTAAACTTGCGAAATCCTCTAGTTTTCCAGATTGTTTCGCTTTTTGGATTTTTTTCTGCCGTTCAACCTTTTTCGGTGTTCGTCTCTTGGCAGATGGTTTTACATTTTTAGGCGCAGTAGGCTTCTTTTTAGCCTTTGCGGTACTATTCTGTAAATCACGCCATCTATATGCGTCACTAAGCACTGCAATCGCTCTAGCATCCATAATACTGCTCATTTCATCTTGGGTAAAACCGTAATCATTAATTCCAGTTCGTACCAAACTTTCCTTGAACTTAGTTGCAACTTCAGGATCTTTAAATTCAGGTACAAATTCTTGAACAAGTTGAGCTTGCTCTTGAATGTATTGCTGTTGACCACGTTGTTGCATCTCTGCATTTTGTTGCTGTACACGTTGTATTTCCTGTTGTTGTGCTTGGTATTCAGCCAATTCCTTATCATACGCAGCTTTATCTTGCATATAACCAATAGGATCAGTTTCAACTAAACTCTCATCAGGTGCTTTTGGTGGTGACTTCAAGCCTTGCTCCTGCAATGCCTGAACACTCGCTAAAAACCGTTGTTGTTCAGCTTGAAGGGACTGAAAGACTGCCTCAGACTGCTTACGCATCTCTGCCGCTTCTTGCATACCCTTTTGGATTTTACCTTGCCCAGAAAAGGAGCGTTTTAGGTCATCAAGGGTAACCTCAACCTCTTCACCGTCTACTTTGACTGTGATTGGTTGTGATGCCTCGTTGCCATCGTCTTCTTCAATATAAGGTTCGTCCGTTTCGTCAGTCGCCTCAACTTCAGGTTGTTCACCCTCATCATCCTCAACTTCCTCACCAGTAGTTTCTTCAGCCTCTGGTTCTGCTGCCTCAACCTCATCATCTGTTACTTCTTCAGTTTCAACGTCAACGTCTTGAGTAGTATCTTCTGCCTCTGTCTCAGCTTCTGGTTGTGTCATAAGGCGGTCTGCCGCCTGTTCTATTGTAAGCGTATCGCTCATTTTTTATTCCTCTCTTCAACCTTTCCATCTACAACGTAGGTCTGGAGTTGGGTTTGAACTTTTTTGAGTGCCAAAATGGATTGCCTTGCATCCAAGACGTCATCCATTGACGAATTACCATTAATAATTGTATTAATGTAATGTCTTTCTACCATAGAAAATGCTTCTTGTAAAACATCATCTTGCAATAGACGCTCCGCGTGTTGCGCTCTAGCCATTTTATTGACCATTTGGAATTACCCCATTAGGTTGTATAGGTCTTGGTGCGGCTTGTTCTGCCTTCACCCTTGCAACATCTACAGTTGTACCGTACTGACCTACAATCTTAGCTGTATCAACTAATAAGTCTTGTGCCATTTGATCGCGTTTTAGGTCATCTTCCATCGCCATCTTCTGTGTTTTTTGTTGGTTATCAAGAGCCATCTTCTGCGCGTCTGTCTGTGCCTTAGTTTGAGCCTTCATTTGCTCAACTTGTAAAAACGCTTGATTTGGATCAGATTGCTGTTGTTGACCTTGTGCCGCTTGCTGTGCCTGTTGTAGCATTTGCTGCTCTATCTCAGGTGTCATAGGCTGTATATGTCGCTCAACATCGTAAATGCCACCTAGCTTCATAATATCAGCTAGTGTGTTACGGATATTTGTTAATGTAACAATACCGTTTTGTGGGCCATAAGCTTGAAAAACTTGCTGTTGGAAAGCTGATGTTTGCATTAATGTCTGCATACGCTCTGCGTGATGGTTGTGACCTAGCCCAACTTTCGCCACAATGTCAATCTCAGTACCCCAAGAGGAAGGATCGACTGGCACAAACTGACCATCTACACTGATAACCTGATCTTCTTTAGGGTGCTGTCTTGCAAGCTTAGCTATGATGTCAAACATTTGCTTCATACCACCTTCTGCTAATGTTCTAGCAATAAGTTCTGAAACCGCACTAGCCGCCTGTACAGCCGCGTTAACGCCTGCTGCCGTGTTCGCTGTTAGCGTGTCTGTGTCCATGCCCATAGAAGCACCAGAAACGCCTGTCTTGACTTTTATAGCCTCATCGTAATATGACATGGCAGGTAGTGCTGATGAACCCGCGCTACCAATCATTAACTCTCTTAATGCGTTAACGTCCTGCGCTCGGATAATACCACCAATTTCATTATTAAGTACATCATCTAAGTTGACTGCATTTTCATTGACAACTAATCTAGGGTTATTCATCATTGAAATATTATCAAGCAATCCACGTATTAAAGATGTCGATGCGTCCTGATCGTCAATAATAATATCTACTAAAGATTTGCCAAAGAAGGTATGTGGCTCTGGATCAACTTCAAAAATAGCAAATGGGTTATAGTCGCATAACTCGTAATCCAATACCTCATAATCTGAGCCACCACATAAAAACTTATACAATTTTGGAATACCAACACCGTCAATATCCATCTTCATATATGCCTCAGTAATCAATACGCGCCTCATAGACGGATCGATTGAGTTATCCTCACCATTGGTATTACTATGCCCCTTGCGGGCTATATCTTCCTCTTCTGAGGTTGTTGTTTCGCCTGTGCCAGATAAGCTATATACCTTATCAAAATCAAACCCCATCTCAACAAGATCACCTACACGACCTTCGGTTGAGTGACCACAAACAAAACAATCTTTAATTGAAGTCGCATCTTGATCTACAAAGAAATCCTCTGGTGCAATGGCATCAATCTTAATATTGCCATCAGTGCTTGTTAGGATAACCTCAACATCATAAAGCGCGGGTTGTATCACCTGACCTGTCATCTCATCAATAACAGCTTCGGTAGTTACTTCCATACTTTTTATTTCAGCTTCTTCACTTTGTTGGATAAAGGTTATTTGCTCTTCTGTGACATTGGAATAGTTATCAAATTCTACCGTCTCAGTTTCATCATAATATACCTTTGCCACACCAACTTTTTTTACTAGCGCATCATGAAATACACTTGACAATACAGAGAAGCCATCATTTTGCTGAAAGACAAAGTCTGCAAACTTAGTGGCTTGCTCGGCATCCCTTACAGTTTCAGCGCGTCTTGGTGCAAATTCTACAGGAGTACCAGATTGTAAAAAAACCCTCATCAGTGAAGGCTTAACCGATCTTATCGTATCACGACATTTAGTCGCAACAACTTGTGATCTGTTTTCCTCAAAATCTACCCTAGACTTACCGTCATAGTATTTCTGTGCAACAATGCGATCAGGCGCAATCTCGCTGTCGATAAACTCAACTGCGTCTGTAATCGCTGTCTTTACAGCGTTACTTACTTGATCTTCTGTTAACTCTTTCGCTTCCATTTCTATTCCTTGATAACTGCATCGTTTGTAAGTTTGGATGCTGTGGGCAATGACGCATACCCTGTAAGGGTTAATTGCTGTGTAACAAAATTTAAATTATCATCAGATATGTTACCATCTTTTATTGCCTTATTAATAAACCTTAAAGCCTTTATTGCATCTGGCCCACGACTTTCTGTTAATGCCTTCGCCACATCTGCGTACATCTCTCTAAATAATTTAGGCTCATTAACAGGAGATGAAATTAATGATTTAACAGCATCCCCCAAAGAAGCACCCCTAAAGAAGTTGCCCTCATCAACAATCGCCTTATTAAACTCGTTAATAACCTGTCTTGGTGCTGTCTTAGAATTTAATGCTTGGCTTGCTAATATTCTTGAGGATTGTGCCACCTCATCTATTTGTGATAAAAACGCATCAGCCTCTTGCCCTAATACAGCTCTTATTTTAGTTCTTGCGTTATCAGAACTTAAATCCTTTACTGCCTGACTAACTTCTCTTGCACTTAAATCATCAAATTGGTTAGATGCTATATTCTTTACGTTATTTAATATTGTTTCAATCTGAAATCTCAAACCCTGTTTAGCTGCTGCTTTCTCTGCATCTGAGCCATTACGCATAGCTAAAACAACATCTTCCACCGATGTTTTAGTATTCAATAACTTTGAACCTATACCAAAAGCTGCTTCTTCTGATATTTTATCGCCACCTAGCTTTACAGCTTTCCCATATAAAGGTACGGCATCGCTCACAGCGTTCTTTAAATCGCGTGACAACCCTTGGTACACTTGACCATCTGCTGTTAATCTACCAAAATTATCTAGGTTTGATGATTTATAAGCTAGGTTACCTAATGCCCTTTTCATGTAGTCAAGTTGCATAATATTTGGCATTTTATTAGGATCAGATGAGAATATAATATCGCCATTATCTAATATTTCTGCTTTTATATGTTTATCCCTTGTAATACCTGATATTTGCATTAATTCATTAGCTTTTTCGATTGCCTCTTTTTTTATCCTATTAGGTATTCTATCTAAAACAGATACAATAACGTCACCTTTTTTATTTGCATATGGAATAGGGGAGTTATAAGCTTCTTCATAGGCTTTATTCCTAGCGTCTTTGGTTCTATTAGCAATATCACCTACAGCCTGTTTTGGCCCTAATGGTGGTGTGCCTAACGTCTCATCAAGTGTGTCACTTACATTCTCTCTTGATCGTGACATTCTGCCACCAAGATTTTTTGTTGCTGTAGATGCGCCTTCTGGACTTAATGATGACGCGGCATCAAGTAAAGCTTCAGCAGCCTTACCGCTATCAACAACCATACCCTCCGATCCTGCGCGTTCTATATTAGCTACAGCAACATTTATATCACCGCCACTATCGAATGTCTCTTTAATAACCCTAGCCGCAGGTTCAGAAATACCTAACTCTTTTGCTATCTTACTTGATGTTGTGCCTACAAAGTTTTCCCATAGCTTTTTACCGCCATGTATTAACCCTGCAAACGGCCCTGCTAATGTGCCAAACCCTGTACCAAACGCTGCGCCTGTTACTGCTTGATTTTTTCTATCTTCATCATCTTTACCTCTGCCATATCCAGATACTAAACCTTCGAGTCCCCCTAAAGCTGAACCATAAACTGATCCTTTTAATATCTTTGGTAACACCTTCTCACCCGCGCCAAGTAAACCTGCCGCAGCACCTTCTGGTAATGCCGCCATTATAGGTGCGGTTGCCGCTGCTGAACCTGCAACATTTAGCCCAAATGTCTCGACTGGCTTTTCCGATGCCATAGCGTCACGCATCAGCCTTAAATCATTAGTTCCTTGTTCACCATATATATTACCCACAGCCTCGTCTAAATACTCCCCTGCGTATGGAATATTTAACACTTGGGCTGCGCGAGAGGAATACGGGCGTTGGTCTAAAACTGATTGGTACATAGAGCTTTTTGATAAGTCAGCAGCGGTTACGTCCTCATCATCTAAAAACCTTTGTATAGCTTCTTGGTTATTAGTTGAATAAGCAGGCGAAGATAAAGACATGACACCATCATCTTCTCTAACGACTGTGCCATCTTTATTATACATCACACCCGCTTCAGTGTTATAAGCTTCAATAGCCGCTTGGCTGATTTCAGCGTCTGTAGCGTTTTCACCATGCTCTACGGTAATCTTAGTGCCATTATCTAATGTAACTACTGACTGTACCATTATAATCCTTATTTGCGCTCTATATTAATTACTTTTACGCCACCCGCGCCATCAGTGCCGCCAATGCCGTTATATTTTTGTGAGAATGTATCTATTGGATTAATTAGTGCCGCCTGACGTTTTTCTATCTCAGTCATAACTTGGTGAGGTGTTAAATCTGTCATAGCGTAAACATCATTAACCACTTGCCCTAACTGTATTTGGTATTCCGCAATAGACCGCAGTGTTTCTGCTATAAGAGCATTACCTGCTGCTGAAGTCTTTAATTGTGGTAAGGCATTTCTAAACATATCCAAGTCACGATCAGACATAGGCCCAGAACCTTTTTCCCTTTGCGCGGGAACCATTCTTGATAACATTGCCTCTGCGGATGCTTGAGCGTCTGAGCGTATATCTAAGCCTAGTTTGTCAGCTAATTCTTGCTTCAATCCTTGTGCAAAACCTGATCCACTTTCTTCTAAGAATGATGAAAGTAAATTCACTTGTGATAGATTAGATCGAGCTAGACTAGCAGCTTCTTGCATACTAGTGTAACGCGGAACAGACGTTTTTATGCGCTGCGTCATAAAATCTGCCGCACCGCCATCATCACCTGTATTAACAGTAACGCTTGGCCCACCACCAACTTTATTAATAGTACCATCAGTTTTTACATTGTATAAGCCATCCGCTATCTCTGCGTTAGGATATAACTGCCTTAACTGAGAAGCGTCTACAGTCCTACCTTTTTCCTTTTGCTCTGCAAACGTCATTTTTAACGCTTCATTAACATTACCACCCGCTTGAATATACTTTAAGGCGTTTATCGCCTGTGGTGTACCCATAGATGCAAGATGTTGCATAGTTCTATTTTTTATAGCGTTTTGTTTTTCTAAAGCTTGTTGTTGTGCCTGATCTCTGCGCCTCAATAACCTGTCATTCTGTGCTGATTGGATAATGCCACGATTAGGGTTCATAGACATACCGCCTAAACCAATCGCTAATCTATCCATGAAATCAGGGTTTTGTGTTGCCTGTCTTACACTTGAACGTATATTACCTAGCAAGCCTTGAGGCTTCTGCTGTTGAGGCTGCTGTTGCTGACCTTGCCACTCAGGAGCTTGTAGTTGTGAGGCATCCATTGCCATCTTGTCAAAGAAATTCATTTAACTTCCTTACTTATATAAAAATGCGCCAAGTGATAAATAGTCAAACAATCCTCTTTGTTGAGATGCTGTTGTTGTTCCTTGACCTGCTTGTCCTGCACCAATCGCTGATGTTAGGGCATTAAGTGACTGGTATGGGGAATTAGCATAACCTTGATATTGTTGCTTACCTGCATCGATTAACGCTTGGTTTAACATTTGCTGTTGCATACCTTGCTGTGCTTGCTGATTACCTATTGACTGACCGAAACCAAAGCCCATATTAGCAAGATTACCTTGCTGCTGTGATTGCATTAATCCTAACTGAGCGTCCTGCAATGCCATGTTTTGAGCGTTGCCAAACCCCTGCATCCTTAATTGACCTGCTGTATTAGCCGCCCGATCAGCAAAACCCCTATTTGTCTCTGCCTCTGCAATGCCGTGACGATCACCACCGAAGGCTCTTGCTTGAGTAGCCGCTGTGCCAATTTGATTAGTTGCCATTTGCCTAGAGCGTTCTAAGTCGTTAAGTGTGTTGTCAACAACTTGGATCTCGTAAGGGTTATAGTAGTTTTGTACGTCACCCATCGCTGTCGGGTTAGCTGCGCTACCTAAAGCTTGATTGTATGCACCTGCCGATTGATTATAGACATTTGTGTTCTGACTTGGCGTTACTTGATTTTGTGGGTTACCTGATTGCATATTAATATCCTCCTAAGAAGTATTGCTCTTGAAGATCATCATCCGTTAAAGATTTTGTGGCATACTTGTTAGGGTTTTTCATTAAGTTATACTCCATTCGCGTCATACCGTCTGGTGTTGGATCGTTAGCCTCTAATTGAGCTAGTAATGGAGCTAGTATTCTTGACTCCCTTGCCGCCTTTTCGCGCCTTACCGTTTCCTTACCGCTTGGAACACCACCAAATGCACCTAAAGCCACAATAGGAGCTATTGCGCCAATACCTGCTAATGTTTGCGCTGCTGTTGCACCGCCTGTACCAAAACCACCTGATAACAGTCCGCTTGATGCGGCATTACCTCCTTGAGATAGTAATTGCGTTTGTACAGGTTGCACTGCTAAGTTTTGTGATGCTGTTGTAAAACCTGCGGGGATACTTGAAGATGCCCCACCAGTAAGCCCTAAAGCACCACCAACCTTACTACCTAACTGTCCTACACCACGCCCTATAGCATTACCAAGACCTAATTGATTGGCTAAATAAGCACCACCTGCAAGTGTTGCTGCGTCACCCGCAAAATCACCTACACCATAACCATTAGAGCCATCGCCACCAGAGCCACCACCTACAGCACTGCCAAAGCCGCCCCCACCATAAGTAGAGCCACTACCGCCAAACATACTCTCTATGGCGTTGTATTGGCTTGGGTTACGTTGTTGAAGCTGATCTTTTGCATGATCGTATAAACCACCAGAAGAATAAGCCGATAAGCCATCGTAATTCTGAGCTTGTGGCATACCTTGTGACAAGTCTGCGCTTGCCATCCCAAAGGCATCAGCCGCCTGATTAGTGTTGGCAAGTGATGCGTTCTGCATCGGTGTCATAGCTGCTACATCAGGCCCATAGTAAGGTGTGTAGCCTATTTGACTAGCTGTACTAGCTCTGCCAAGGTTATCTTGTATTGCGCCCTCTAAGTACGCAGGTATTTGGACATTGGCTGTCTCTGAACCGCCTTTACCGCCTTGCATCTATAATTCCTTTTCCATAACGATCATTTTAGCCTTCCATCCTTCTTTTGATAGCACTTTTTCCCATCCGCGCCTACCACTGATAGTCATACTATCACACTTTTGCAACTTTGCCCACTCTTTTGCGCTATCTATCATACTTATAAGTTCATTCATGTTACCACCTGCAACGAAAACGTGCAAAACCTTTTTCTCAGGGTACGCTAGTATCTCTGTAACTGCCGCACTCTTCTCACCAACCCATAACTGCATACTACCTTTTACTAACGCGTTTACTATGTCATCCCACTTGTGGGTATTGCCACCACGATCTAGGGCAGGTTGCAATAACGGTCTAGCCTTCTCCAAGTCATTCATTACCCTGCAATCCTGTCAATCGTCATTGTAACGCTCGGTGATGCAGGGGAGAAAGCTGTGGCGGCTGTCGCCTCTAATCTTGAGCTTGTGCTACTCACCGCCCATAATAACTCGATATACTCACCATCTGCCACCGTTACTAGGCAATCCCTTGTTAAGGATGTTGTATCAGTGCTTCCCGTCAGAATACCAACCATAGAAGATCCATCAACAACTGTGCTGCCGTTCTTTCTAAGCCATAAGTAAAATGTTACACCCGACCCAACCGTTGCAAACGCCTGTGCGGAAAACGAAACCCTAAAAGTGCCGCCCTCATCTATAACGAGCCTTGTGGCGTTAGTGCCATCCTTGGCTATGCCACTCTTAGTTGATCCAGTGTCAAATTCTATAGCATATGCAGTATCAGCAGAAACTGCTGTTATATCCGTATCAACTTCAAAATTAGCGTAACCGCCAACTAAAGATACCTCCCTAAAAACATTACCTTTAGCCACCACAGGATAACCGTTTACCTCATCCCATAAGATAACACCATTTTCTGTTGGTACGTCATCAGATGTTTTGTAATTAAGTTTAGGTAAAGAGCGACTAAGGAAGGCGGTTAATTGCCTACCCCAAACCTTCCAGTCAGTTCCTAGTGGTGGTAATACTGGTGCGCTCAACGTCTGCCCCTCGGTGTTACGTTAAGACGCATAATACCTACACGCCAATCAGCTAATCGGCTACCATCAATACGCATCCTGATTTGCCTACCAGTAAACCTAACACTTGTTGGATTAGCCATACTATACGCACCATAACTACGCTCTGTATCGTTTGGATGAAATCTTGTCTTAAATGTGGCGGTTACATCGCCTTGCGTTTGCTCATCAGGTATTAATTGATTAACTGTCATCACATTGTCACCAACACCTAAAGATATAGAGCTTGTTTCAGCGTATATTGATGCATCATCATAATTTAACCCTGTTTCATGGTTATACACATTACCACTAGAATCTGACCACATAGGGCGACTAAATACACCCCTATCTACACCCGCTGTACGATCAAGAGAACCAACCAACCAGTGACCATCTCTATAATTATAAGCAACATACTTGTCTATTTCATTAGAGCCGCCTGACGGGTAATAAAACCACACCTCGCCATGCTCTGCTACCGTTGTAGCCCATGACTTACTTATTTGCGCTTGGTTTAAATCTGCAAACACAGTATCCCAAACAGCGCAAGGCAATTCTCTTACATTTGAGCCATCATAGACGAAAAAGTTTTTCTGCCCCATCCAAAATACGCCAAAGTCTGTTGACACTACAGCATTACGAGCCGCAAGCCCACACGCACTACCAACACGCTCAAAGCTATATACAAACGGTGCGCCTATGTACGTTGCGCTGTGAGCATCAATGTCAGTGAGTATTAAGGATTGACCTCGCGTCCTAATACCTGCCATAATCTGACCTGACGTCTGTAACTCTATACCACCCGCCTCATTGGTTGCTGCTGCAGTCCAAAGCGTATTATCCTCTCTGTCAGACCATTCTATCTTTCTTGGATTACCACCTGCGCCTAACGCAAACATAAAACGCTCTTCAGTTACAAGTAATGATAAATTATCTACTGGCGCATTAGATATTTGCGCAGCGTTTAAACCTGTATTTAACTGCCATTCCCACAACTTACCATCTGACACTGAGCAAGCCACTAAGTATTCGCCCCAATTATCTAAAGCCCACGTTGTTGCTTCAGAGTAATTGCCTGTGTCCTCTCTGACTGTACCGTAAAAGTCTGTGCCATAAAAGCCGCCACCATAACCTGTATTAACCGCTGCATCAACAATACCCGCAGTTAAACCCGCAGGTGTAATATCTGTAACCGTTCCTAACTTGCTAACCGAGTATAACTTATCAGATGTACCCGCACCTATATATTGGTCACCGCCTAAATCTTGCCAGGTTATCATACCACGTGCAGGATTAGAGAAAGCAGACGATACACGCTCAGACCACCCACCCATAGGACGCAAACTTCCCTCGCGCCAACGCACAAGGTTACCATCCAACCAACGGTTAGAGTTTTCAAAATCTGTACCGTTGCTACTAAAACCTATCGGTAAGTCTAAGGGTACTAATGGCATATCTATATTACCTTTTATTTATCAACTTTTTGATCTAGCTTATCTTCAATGCGAATTAACGCCTCCGTAATTCTGTCATATCGCTTCGTAGCTTCTGCATAATTACGATCCATACGAGCGTTCATCCTCTCCTCAGACCTAATGATGTCAGTGGTATTAGCTGCCACCTGTGAAGTAAGCTGCGCGTAAGCAAATGTGGCTGCTATTACTTGAATTACCATCACCATTATTAAAGAAACATTTACCCGCTTATCTAAATGCCAACTTTCATTATTACTATTTTCACTCATAAACTTATCCAGACCAGATATGCCGCACAAACTACTGCGGGGCTTAAAAAATCCATTACTTCAAAGGCAGAACTTTTTCTAAACTCAAACTCTTTATATTCTCTAGCACCAAACCATGCCAAGGCAAATATAGCCGCCTCATAACCAAGTCCAACTATATGCCCCAAACCAATTAGTATGACGGCTAGTGCGGCATGATGTAAACCCGCGCCTTTTAAGAAACCTTTTTCATCCCATGCAATGATAAACTTCATTACGCATTATCACTTCTAAATAACTCGTACCAAAAAGAGCCTCGGTAAATCAATCCAATAGTATCTTGGCTTGTGCTTAATGTACAATCACCCGCCAAGCGCATATTCCCTGTCCCATCTTTTAATGTTGGGTCTTGACCGCTAGTTGCTGACATTACAATCAAAATATCTCCATCACTACCGCCATTAATAGTGTCGAGATCGTCTGTAGCTGCACCACTTTCATTATTAAGTTGTATTAAAGATTTTGTCGCTGTTACAGCACCAGAAGAAATAACTAATCCTTCCTCAGCCCCTAAGTTTATAAAACCCGCAACATCTAAGTTACCCTCAAATGTTGCCTCAGTATCAGTAATCGTTAACTGTGTACTTGTGGCGTTATCGTCAACACCGTTTGATGTAAGTGCTGCAAACGTACCTGCAGCGGGTGTAGTCCCACCAATAGGTGTCCCATCAATAGAGCCACCATCTATATCAATTCCGTCTACTGGCGTAGTGCCATCAAGCAAGTCATCAATACTGTCCATATTGGCGTTAAGTTTAGTCCCCCAACTATCCTCTGATGCGCCTATCTCTGGCTTTGTTAAACTGTAAGTTGTTGTGGTAGTATCAGCCATTTATTCAGCTCCAATCATTATCTGTGTCTGGTATTTCCGTCCAAATTGTAGTGTCATCGCTCTCACTGCTCCAAGTTTTTATTGTGTCGTCTATATCAGACCAAATTGTAGTGTCATCACCCTGATCTGACCAGTTACCGTCACCACCATCGATTGCATCCCAACGGAACGCCACAACTGTAGCATTAGTAGGTGTTATTGTCAACGATGCTGATGTCGCTGTAACAATAACTGTCCGTCCTAACTCTAGCGTTGGATTAGTGGCAGATACCTCAATAGACGCGCCTGTAGCATCAACAATAGCGTCTACCTCAGTTAATACCGTTGCGTTGGTTGGTGTTATCTGAATAGAGCTTGTTGTCGCCACGACAATAGCATCAAATTCTGTCGTTACTGTCGCGTTAGTAGGCGTGATCTGAATAGATGCCGTTGTCGCTGTAACTTCTGTATCAGTACCCGCTAAAATTGTCGCGTTAGTCGGTGTAATAACGATAGAATTGGTTGTTGCTGTTACCTCAACGTCCTGCTCTGTCGTCACTGTTGCGTTAGTCGGTGTGATCTGAATAGAGTTTGTCGTTGCCGTTACATTAGCACTCGCGCCTGTCGTTACTGTCGCGTTAGTAGGTGTAATTTCAATAGACGCAGATGTTGCTGTCACATTAGCGTCTGCCCCAAGTGAGACAACCGCGTTAGTCGGTGTAATTTGGATCGAGGACGTTGTAGCCTCAACGATAGCATCAGCACCAAGATTAAGTGTTACGTTGGTAGGCGTGATATTAATTGACGCGGTGGTTGCCGTTACATCTAAATCACTCTGTGCTACAACCGTTGCGTTAGTAGGTGTTATGTTAATAGACGCAGTAGTTGCATCAACAATAGCATCAACCTCAGTTAACGCTGTCGCGTTAGTAGGCGTTACGTTAATCGTACTTGTTGTTGCTGTCACAAGGGTGTCAATATCTGTCACTACCGTAGCGTTAGTAGGCGTGATATTAATTGAACCTGTGGTTGCAGTCACATCAAGATCAACATCTGCTATCACTGTGGCGTTGGTTGGTGTCT